CATTTTATCCTCATCACTTGTGTAGTTTCCACCAACAGAACCAGTAACCCATGATTTCAAACGTCTGTCATCAGCTTCAGAAGCTCTATAACGGATATGTAAGAAAGGACGAGAAATGTTTTGTCCAAGTTGTTGATCGTAAACAGTAGAAGTTCCAGCAGGTACTAATACTCCTTTGATATCACTAATACCACCACGAGTAGTAGAATCATTCAAATATTTCCAATCAGTTTTGTAGAAATCGTAAGATCCTCTTCTAAATCCAGAGAAACCTAAGTTTAAAGCCATTTGCTCAGAATTTTCAAATAAACCGTAAGCAACACCTCCAGCAGCGCCAGAAGATAAAGAAGCCAACATATCATCAAAGTCAAGAGAAGTAGCCCTGTTCAAGAAGAACATGTTTTCTTCAATAGCTCCTTGAGTATCTAAGTTTTTCAAGATTGAATCAAAATCACTTAATCCAGCAGCAGCTGTAAAGTTATTTACGATATTACCTCTTTCTTTAATAGCAGCAAAAAGACCTTGTGTTCCTTTGTAAGTTACACCTGTAGCAGGAGTCAAAGTTGATACACCTGAACTAGCAGCTGATAATTCACCTTCAATAACTGACATTTCTAAGTAATCTTCAAAACGTAATCTTGTTTCAGATTCAGCTTTTAAGTACCATAAATATCCACCAGTACCATCTTCAGTAGCAACTTCAACCCAACCGATTTGTGCAGTATCAGATCCAGATATTTGGTATCTTTCTTTGATAATGATAGGAGAGTTGTTGAATTGAGTAAAAGAAGGAGTTACAGCATTGATAGACGCATCAGTAGTTCCTTTTATAAATTCAGAACCATAAACAAATATCTTAAGGTTTGTTGCTCCAGTAAAATTCACAGTACCAGAAGTTAAACTTGCTTGAGTATAAGGATACACAGTAAGTAATCCATAACCTCCAGCCGTAGAAGAAGCACTAACAAGTACTTTAAGTTCAGTACCAGTTGCAGGATTCATAACCACTAAAGTTTGACCAGGAGAAACAACGTTTTGAACGAAGTTAATACCGGTACCTCCAACAGCAAATCGTATTTGAGTTGCGCTGGTACACTCTACATCTTTGTAAGCAATGTGTAATCTATTTTGTTCAGACCAAATAACTTGATCAGAAGACATTGGCATTTCAGCCCCAACCATACGTAAGAAACCAGAAAGAGTTCTGTTTCCGTAACGTTCTACTTCAGCTTCGTAGATTTCAGGTAAATATTGTTGAGCAAAATCATTACCACTTCCGTTTGCGAAGTTTAAGTAATTTGTCTCTAACGCTTGTTGTTTTTGAGACGGTTTAATCGTCCCGAATTGTGGAGTCACATTTGACATAATTCTTTAATTTTAATTGTTAAATTTTTTTGTTTGTATTCTTAATTTAGAAGAATCAAAACCACTAACTGATTTAACCTTTAACCCATTTATAAAAACATCTCCTGGCGCTTGTCTTGGTTGATTCATTCCAGGATTTTTAGAATTGGCGATTACCTCTTTAACTGCATCCGCTTTACCTTGTTCGTAAAAGTGTTGTGCAATTCTATCAGAGTTCATAGCGGCATATAGAGCTTTATGATAACCATTCATATCCGCGATATTACCTTCTTTGTCTAGGAACTTCCCTATGAAATTACTAATATCAGATTGTTTTTCTGCAAGCTGGTCATTACCTTGAACTCCATATCTAAATCTTTTATCCCCAACATTATATTCAAAACCTTTGAAATCTTGGTTAAATAAATTTTTAGTATTTTGTTTAAAGCGTTCGTGTTGCAATTTGGTTTGCTCTTCGTTCTTCTTGTAGCGATTGAAAAAGTCATAAGCTTCTTGTTGTTCTTTGGATACGCCCGGTCTCAACTTGATTTCGTCGTAATATTGTCCTTTAAGATCTTCAAGGAATCTTTTAGCTTTAGCAACCTCTTCTTTAAATGCGAGTTTTTTCTTTTTAATGTCTCGCTCATCATCTTCGTCTTCGTCGTAACTAAATTCATCTTCCATAAGAAATTCTATTTCTTCGGCATCCAAATGTGGTCTTGACTTTTTATAATATTCTTTTAATAATGCTTCATTATTTATTGTAGAATAATCCGTGTTAAGTCTAACATAATCTTCTACAGATCCACCAGTTTCTTCCATAAAAGCAACTAATTTTTCAATGTTCTCTGGTAATGGTTTACCGGTATTAACATTTTCTTGAATATGCTCTTTTAATTCTTCAGTGGTTTCTTTTATTTCTTGAACTATTTCTTGTTCTGTGATTTCTTGAATAACATTTTCAAAGGACCCTTCGTTTCCTTGTCCCATTTCTTGCAATCCCACTTCGGATTGTTCTGTGCGTAACACGCCGCTCTCTGTGCTTTGCTCTTGAATGGCATTCTCTTCTTGTTTAGGAATTACTACTTTAATTGGTTCTTCAAATTCTTTTTTTTCTAACAAGTCTACTTTTGTAACTTGTGCCGGAATATTTAAGCTTTTTGGCTTTTTGCCTTTAGAGATTTTAAAATCCCCTTCTTGTTTAATTGTTTCTGACATGATATAATAATATAAAATTGGTTATTTTTAAATTTATACATTTAATTGATCCCCTAAATTTCCAAAAAAGTCAATCCCACTATCTTCAAAGTTTTGTGGCATTGTATTATTTTTGCGTTGATCTATTAATGCAGATTGCTGTGTAGCTTGTATTTTTGTTCTATTATCTTTTCTATCCTCTACTTCTTGCACATTTTTATTAACAACTTGCTCTTTCAATTGCGCTAATTGCATATCAAACTGAAATTTTATTTGCATCAATTGTTTTTTAATTTCAGCTTCCATTTGCATTCTTTGAATCTCAAACTGAGATTTTGCTTGTTCCACATTCACAGTTTCTTGTGTTAATGCTTGTTGCTTTTGTACCTCAAATAACGCTGCTTTTTCTGCGGTTTGTTGATTAGCTTGTGCCTGCGCTTGAATATTAGCCATTTGCGCCTCCTGAGCCGCTTTTGCTTTTTTCTTTTTTCTAAACTTTAAAGTTTGATTTGCTAACTTTAAGTTTTTTATTTGGCGAATATCAATTGCATCATCTAAATCGATACTTCCACTTTGTAATGCAACCTGAATATTTTGTTCAAGCATTGCTTTTTCTTCTTCGTCCGGCTCAAGTTCTAAGTAAATACCAAAGTCATAAAGATTAAGATATTTAATTTCTTTTAAAGTTTCGGTATTATAAATTGTAATACTTTCCTCCAATGTTTTTGCCAATAATGGAAAATCTAAAACGTCTGCAATTCTAAGGGATATATTTTCACAAGTTCTCAATGTTAGGAACATGCTAGCTTGTAATATATGTTTTGTTGCAGTGTTTGAAGCATTAGCTGCCATTTTTTGTAAACCAACTAATGTATCTTGTTCTGGCATACTTCCATCACGTGCTTCATTAAGCCCTGTAACATCGCGTATTAATTGTAAATAATATTGATATGTTTGTATTAATGACGCAATTTTAGCTTGTCCTGATGAACTTGTTAATTCTTGAATAGGCACTTTACCTTGGTTGAATCCACCATCTTGTGACATAGATCTACCAACAATACTACCTGTTTGGAAATACATATTTAATGCCTCTGCTGGATTATAATTTGTTCCATTGCCAAGATCAACTTCTGCCAATCCATCAACATCAACAAATACTCCATCCGGTATCATCTTGGACATCACTTGTTGTAGCTTTAAGTGAGTCAATTGAATCATGTCTGCAAACCCTGTTATTCTATTAACGATAGAATCAATTCTACCTTTATACATTCTTGGTGCGGTAATAACATAATTCATTTCAACCTTTGTCATATTAGAATAAGGACGAGACATATTCTCGGATAGTTTCCATTCTAACATTGTATTTGTACCAAGAATCTTTGCACCAGTATATAATACTTCTATTGTTCTTGCTACTCGATCAAACTTATCATTCATTGGCGGATTAAAGTCATCTGTTTTTTCGATAACTTTTTCCATTCCGTTTTCATTGTATTTTATTTTATACACTTGATTCATATAAGTCTTATATTCAAAATATAAAACCTGAACTGTGTTTTCATCGTAATTACCCCACCCAGTAATATATTGTCTATTACCTGGCATTTGTTGTATTCTATACAATTCTTCTTCTGATATATCAGGAAATTGCATTTTTAATTCAGGAATAGTTATGGCTTTTACTTCTCCAACATAGTATATATCTTCAAAGTTAGGGTCTTCTGTATAAGAATAAACTAAATAAGCAGGATCTACGTATTCTGTTTTAATTCCTTCGCTTACATTAAAATTTGTTTTAACGCAAGCAATACCTAATACAGTTAAATCGTAATTAAGTCTTCTTCTAACTAAGTCCCATTTGTTTTGAGCAAGCACATTGTTAATTGCTTCTTCTTCGGCAATTTCAACGGATTGCTTATAGTTAAGTTGCATGTGCAATTCTAACTCTTCTTTTGTTTCAGGTAAATCTTCTTTACCTAATGGAGAATTAGCAAAGTCAGCCCCGGTTAAAGTATTAGCCTTATTGATAAGATCTTGAGAATACATATCACGCAAAATTGCTTGAGCATAATTTGTTTTTTGTTTTATTGACTCTGGATCTTGAGCATAAGCTTTAATATCATAACCTTTTTGTGACATTCCATTAACAACAATATCTACAAACTTTGATATTACAGGAACTGGTTTCCAATCTAAATTTAAATAAGAAACATCTCCGTTAATTGCTAATTCATCTTTGTATTTTTGTACAGATTGTTCTCCTCTTGCATATAATCTTAACTGATGAAAGTTATTCCAATTAGTTAAATACCTATTCTGAGTTGTTCTCCCCTGATCAAACCATTCTTGTTCAATAGCACGCGATACTTGTAGTCCGTATTCTTCAGATGCTTTTACCGCATCAGGTACTACCTGGCTTGGAAATGCACTATTTGTATTTGTGTATATATTCATCTATTTGTATATTTTTGATAAAGAACCTGTATTATCGTATTTTTTAATACCTAAATTATAATTTTGTCTAATTATTGGATTTGTTGGTACATATCTATTTCTATTGCAAGCCATGATTGCTAAGCCTGAACTAATAGCAGCATCATATTTTGTTCTGTCATTTATATTAAATCTAGCCCAATCATTTAATGTTCTATTAAAGTACATATTACCATAACCTCTTTCTGTAAAACCTATATGGTCTTCTATGTACGATTCAATAGCCGCTGCGTGGGCTTGTTTTATATCTTCACTTGAGTTTGGTATACCACCAATTTCTTTTTCTGTTATTGATAATTTATTCCATACTTTATCAGGTCGATTCATAGAAAAACCTCTATAGCCTCTTCTTTTAAAATGAAATAGTAATCTTGGCTTATTATTCTCTGCTAATATAGGCATTCCATAAAACACACAGGCCATAAGCACATCCTCAAAAAATATTTCAGCTGTCTGAGGTCTTGCAATGTATTCTAAAAAGAATGTGTTTGGCGGAACGTCTTCCATGGAGAATTTAGTTAATCCACTTAATGCCCCATTAGATCCTTTACCATCAACTGTACCTGATATATCATAAGGGTCACAGCCAAAAGCTCCGCAATCTTCATTCCCTGGGTATTTCACCCCATTCTTTATTATTACGCGGTTTTGCAAATATATAGGCGGAATCCAAGAAACTAAAAATCTTCCGTCTTTATTTGGATGAAATATTACTCTTGTATCGGGTATTCCATTCTCCCATTGAAAACTTCCTTGAGTTAATACCGCTGTATTTCTTAAATCTTCATTATAATCTATTTGCTCATAAATTTTTGTAAGATTAAATAAAGATTGTTTTGTTTCGTCTCTAAAGGCATGCTGTTCTGTTCTAGGAAACTGGCGGTAATATTCATTTAACGCATCTGGATCGTTTTTTAAACCATCAACTTCATTTTGCCAATGCTCAATAACCCCATAATCTATCTCATTCCCATCTATTCCTAGAATGGCTTTTTTTGGAGTGTCGAATACAGGTAAGCCATGAGTATCAATGAATCCTTCGTACGACCATTCCATAGGTATGAACAAACTATATAATCCTGAGCTAGTCTGTCCATTGCGGTTTCTTTTCGTGACGTCGGAATCATAATATAATTTTTTAAAGTTATCTCCTCCCTTATCTAAAGCATTTGATGTTGAACCCATCATACACTTACCAATAATTCTACTACCTAAACGTAAACAGGTTTTTGTAACCCTCCAGTTATTCAATATATTATCAGGTTTTAACCATTTACCACTTTCATCATGAACTAAGAGTTTTAATTTCTCCCCGTCATAACTGTTGTCTCCGGTATTTTTCCAATCAATTGTAGTATCCAATCCATCAAGTTCTTGAGCATTTTCATTAGCATCTAATTTTCTTCTTGTAAATTTAGAAGCTGGAACTCTATACGCTAATTCTGTTTTAGGACGGTCCATACCGTCTTGAATTGGTTTAAAAAAGAAAGGATAATTAATAGAGATTGGTACAACCTTATCGGTGAACATTGTTTTGGCATCAGCTCCAGACTTTGACAATATACCAAATCTAGAATCACTAGATATAGTTGCTTGATTAACCAATTCAGCGGAAGACATAAATGAGAATCCAGAACGTCTGTTCTTTAAATAACACATTCCATAAGATCTAGGATCTGCTTTACAAGCCTCCCAAAATATAAAGAATAACCTATTTGATTCCCTAAAATCAGGAGCACCAACGTCTATCTTGCTCCATTGCAGGTACATGTAATGCGTACCTGTTATATAAGTTGGTTTTCCATTATTGTAGAATGAGAAGCCTTCTTCTCTGTACTTAAATTCGTTGTCTATATAATCATACCAACGATCTTTAAAAGCTTCTGTTTGTTTTGCCCAATCAAATGTGCTTTTAATTCTACTTAATTCTTTTGGGAATTCCATTTGTTCCCAATATTGTTCTTCTTTATTCTTCGATCTAGAATAAACTGACTCTATTAATGGTAATGCTATTTTTAGATTTTGGATTTCATATATTTCACCAATCTTTCCAGTCTTACTAATAACAACCATATCATGGTCTTTATTATACCCATATTTCCATTTATTAAGTCGATTGTTTTGTTTTATAACACTGGATTTAACGTAATCCGGTACTACTCTATAAAGTGTTTGCTCGTACATTATTTAGATCTCCCTTCTGCAAATCCTTTAAACACTTTGACTTCAACCTCTTTACTATCTTCAAGCAATATTCTTTCTTCTTCCTGTATTCTACTTAAAATTTCAAATGCATCAAATATCGCTAATTTTTTTGTAGCTGCAGCATTTTTTAACTTGTCTGCAGATAAATCATCCTCGCCATTATCTAAAATTGCTTCTTCAGCAACTTTAATTAATTCCAACACTGCTTTGTGCCCAGCGTGGATTATGTTCTGCTTCGTCTCCTTTATATTCATATTTAATTACAATATCATTAGATTTCATACAATAGAGTCTTTGCCCGTCAACAATAAACTCAAATTCTCCATTAGGAGTATAACCAACAAGGTCTCCCTCGTTTATTTTAAGCTCGTTTAAAGAGTCGTTACCGTATTTTAATACTCCAATAAGCTCGCGTTCTTTTTCGTGGCTTAAATGCGATGTATTTTTTAACGGTTTTATAAAACATCTATCCCCAAAAGATTTCCATTCATCTTTACCTTTTTTGTATAAGTAGATTTGATCAACTCCTACAAAATACAGATCATCTTGAAAATACGATCTACTATTTTTTTGGTCGCCTCTTATATCATAGAATCTTCTAAATACATTATGATGTATTATAATTAAATCACCTTTTTCAATTATAGTGTTATATGCCAATGGCACCTCAACAACTTCTGCTAGATTATTTACAGATTTAAAACTTTCTATTTTGGTATTTATAATTAATTCTTTACCATCAATATTTACTTTGTTTTCGTATCTTGCTCCAACAGGTTTTACAATAAAATCAAATACACTTCTCATTAATATTCTAAATCATATTCAAGAGCAATTGCCATATTAGAATTAAACTTTTTCCACGGCATTACCTCATCAGATTTTTTTATATAAATCATACAGGAACTGTCGTTGTTCTCAAGTATACAGGCGATCTCATGACCCCCGTATACCTGTTGTCCAACTGAATAATGCATTGCTTCATTTTTATAATCAGTACCTATACTAATTTTTCTAATAACAACTTTCATTATTCCTGCTTTTCTTCCTTTATTTCAGTGTATGAACCATCCTCTAAATTAATGTTTATTGCTCCATATTGTGATTGCAATTCCATTTTAAATGTTTCGATGGCTTCATTAAGATCTCTCAACTGGTGTAGGAACCCATGTTTTTGTGATTCCACTAAACCAATATTTGTTAATAATGTTGATAAATCTTTTTGTTGATTTGTGATTGTTTCTAATTGTTCTTTTGTAATTTGTTTTACTAATTCCATTTGATTAAATTTAATTGTTATTTATTTATTATGACAATGTTAAAAGATATTTTAACTTTGCTGTTTCTCCTGATAATGATTGTGCCATATTGCATATATCACCATACCCTTTAGATTCTCCAAAAGCTTCTAATTCTTTTGAAAATTCCATAACTTTATCAGCAACATCCATTGCGTCTGCTTTATTGCCAATTAATTCAATTTTCATTGATTGAATTCTTTTTCCGGTGTAACCCATTAATTTTTCTACAACAT